CAAACCTTTGGTATTTTTTCTAACACGTCATTAAGTAAACGTGTTCTTTGTGCTGTGTTGTTTGAAACGTAATGAGCTTCATCAACAATTGCTAAATCAAATCCTGCGTTTACTAATAATTTATAATCATCGCTATCTTCACTTTTATCTGTTGTATGATAATTTTTAATTATGTCATAGTTAATAATATAAAAATCAAAGGTTGAACCCCATTTGCGTCCTTCAACAATTAATATTTTTCTATCACTATAATTTCTGATTTCTCTTTCCCAATTTATTTTTAGTGACGCTGGGCACACAACTAAAATCTTTTTTGCTTCGCTTTCTAAAGCGGCTATTACTGCTGATGTTGTTTTACCTAACCCCATATCATCAGCTAATATAAATTTATTGTTTGCTAATAATTTTTCAATTGCAATTTTTTGATGCTCCATCGGTGCACGATTTGAATACGGAGTATAATCTACTTCTCTTGCTAGTTTTTTTTCTTGTTGTACTAATGCTACTTTTGGAATCCACATTGCATATAAGGATTCATTCTCAGTTATTTTACCCCACATGTGATAAGCCTTGTCAGTTTCACATAATAATTTTTCGACCCATATTTTTTCAGGTGGTTTTGGAAGTAATTTATCTTCCATTATTTTATCAGCAAATGAACCGACAATATCAATATATTTTCTAGCAATTTTAGGTGTAATATCTTTGTATTTCATTACATACTCAGATTGTGGTCTAGTTAACTTAAAACCCTTCTGTTCCACAAATCTTCTTTTCCAATCTAAAAGTTGATTATTAGAACCTTCATAATTTTCTAATATTCCTCTAGCTTCTACTTCAGGTATCTTTATTTCCATAACAATATATCTAAAATATAGTTAAATAGATTGTAACATTAAACTATTTATTAAGATATGGAAAACAAATTACCAATTACACGTTTAGGTAAATTTTTCTCACAAGACGATTTTGACATCAATATTCAAATGGGTGAAGAGTATCTTCATGGTGATTTAAATATGAAGTTAGTTTTGTATCGTGTTGATAAAAATAAAACAGGTACAGATTCTGTTTATGCTGAAGCTGGTAAGGACGATATCAAATATCTACCTCCGATTGAATTTAATGGGTTAGTAAAAATTGACGAACCTAAAAATGCAACATATAAAAATGGTATTTTAAGATATCAAGAACCGGGTAATATGGTTATTTCTGTTTATATTAAACACCTTAATGAATTGAATATAGATGTACGATATGGTGATTATATTGGATATCAAGATTCTGAAGATAAAGTTAGATTTTACACAGTTGTTAATGACGGGAAAATAACTTCAGACAATAAACATAAAATGTTCGGATTCAAGCCGCATTACAGAACCATAACTTGTACTATAGTACAGGAAGGGGAATTTAGAGGAGTATAACATGGGAATACCTAAAAGAAAAAATAACATTAATGTTTACGGAAATAAACCCGTATTATATGGTAGCGATGTCATGGATAGAAGACAAGAGCTTTTAGATTCAATTACAAAAGCTGATTCGTTTTTACCTGATTCTATTTTACATGATGATTTGGATATGGGCATGTTGGACTTTGTAAAAGAAAATTTCCAAATAGTAACTGATGGACAGAAAATACCGGTTGTAGATAAAATAATGACTATTCAAAGATGGGGTGAGTTTGCTAATAATTGGTCTTTTTCAGATGATGATGGTAACCCAAAGCTACCTTTAATTGCGGTAATTAGAAAACCAGACGCACAAATCGGTAAAAATCCTAGTACAATTTATAATATTCCGGATAGAAGAACATTTTACTATGCTTCAGTTCCAACGTGGAATGGTAATCAAATGGGTGCTGACGTATATAAAATACCACAACCTGTTGCTGTTGATTTAACTTTTGATGTTACTATTGTCTGTACAAAATTCAGAGACTTAAATAAGTTTAGTAAACTTGTTATGCAAAAGTTTGCGTCTAAACAAGCGTACACAAATATTAAAGGTCATTATATTCCAATTATTTTAGAATCAATAGCGGACAATTCTCCTATTGAAAATATAGATTCGCGTAGATTTTATTTACAAACATATACATTCGTAATGTTAGGCTTGTTAATTGATAATGAAGAATTTGAGGTAAAGCCAGCTATTAGTAGGGCGTTGTTAATGACAGAATTTATTGTTGACAATCCGGTTCAAAGAACAACGAAAAGTGGCAGTGTTGATATTACAACTATTAATATCAAAGCAAATGGTACACAAACAATTTTTAGTGTTGGTGAACCTATGTCAATAATTTTTAATGTGTATATTAACGGAGAGTTATTGACAAAAGACGTAAATTATCTTCATATATCTGGAACATCGAAAATAACTACATTAGGTGCACCACAAGCAAATGACATTATAACTATACAATACTTTAAAGGTAAAAAATCACAAAAAGCAGATAATGTTACAACGTTTACAAATAGCTATGGTAAAATTGTCACATTATTTACCGATAGTATTACAATCACAAATAACTCCCCGTTCATGAATTTGACTCATGATATTGATACATTTGTTAGTTTAGATATTAATGGCTTAGCTCAAGATGAATCTACTAATTTTATTATCACTAATTCAAAACAGGTAAAATTATTGGGAACACCATCTATTAGTTCAATTGTAAATATAAAATATCTATTTTAATTATTCGCCATAGATATCCTTCTTTTTGGGTTTACACAAATCATCAATGTGTTTTTCTAAAACCTTATAAATTTTAAGTCCTTTCTGTTCACAATAGGTTTTTAACATTTCGTGGTGTTTTTCACTGATTTTTACATTTTTCTGTTGTGCTTTCATATAAAAGATACTTTTAGATAAATAACTATCTTTTTAATGAAAACTTGGGAAATCTTTGCTACAAACAAAGATATTTATATTTAAACAATAAATTTTATAATCCAAACATTAATCAATGGCTAGTAACAACAGAGTATTTGTATCACCGGGTGTCTATACATCAGAGGTAGATCTTACATTCGTAGCTCAAAGTGTAGGTGTAACAACATTAGGTCTAGTAGGTGAAACATTAAAAGGTCCTGCTTTTGAACCAATTTTGATTACAAACTTTGATGAATTCAAAACTTATTTTGGTGGCACATCACCAGAAAAATATGGTAACGGGTACCCTAAATATGAATTACCATATAACGCTAAATCTTATTTACAAGAATCAAACCAACTATTCGTAACAAGGGTATTGGGTTTGACAGGTTATAAACCTAACAAATCATTCGCTATTACCGCAATTGGTGGTATTAGAGTTGAAGAAGAAAGGAGTGAAACTGATTGGTTTGACCATTGTACTTTAACTTCGGTTACTGGTTTCTCAACTTCATTTACAGATTATTCATTTATAGCAAATTTAACTGCTGTAGATGGTACACCAATGGATGAGTACTTAGTTAAAAACTTTAGTGGTTTTACTAGTGCTGACGACGGAAAGTGGTTTGTAATTGGTAAGCCGTTTTCAGGATATACATTACCAGGTGGTACCGAACTTGTTTCACCTCTTACAGGTAAGTTAAACGAAGATTGTCCACATAATAAAGAGTGGTATAACACTATGTATAACATTAGTAGTGGTAGTGATGAAGATAATAATGTGGATGCAGTGTATTCATATATTTTCATTTACGACCAAGCTTACACTGGTACAACTAAATTTGGAGTTGTTAAATTTGAATATGACGCAACACCTTATACTGAATATAATAATTCGGTAATTGCAACATTACGTTCAAGAGGTCGTTATGTGGCTAATGAAATATTAGAATTAGAAGTAACTGGATCAACTAAATTTACATTAGAAATGGATGTTGATAATATGTCAGTAAACCCATTAGGTGAGTTTTTTGTAAATATTACAGGTGATACAGGTGGAGTTAAACAATTTGGTGTTTCTTTCAATACATCATCTACAAAATTTATATCTAAGGTATTTGGTACTGAAACATTTGATAAGACATTTGCAGAGTTTCCAGTATATGTTCATGAAGTTTATCCTAACTTATTGAAAAAAGCATATGAAAAAGGATTAATCAGAGGTATTAAAATGACCGCAACTTATGTTGATGAAGCTAATAATTTCCTTGGTGGTTACGATACGCCTATTTCACCAATGATTGTATCAGAAGTGAGAGGTGGTAATGTTGCTGATTTATTTGAAATTATTACAATACCGGATGGTGAAACTGCAAATACACAAGTAAAAGTAACAATTCAGAATATTAATGTTGATACATCAGAATTTGAAATTTTAGTTCGTGACTTTAATGATACTGATGAAAATCAAGTGGTTTTAGAGAAGTTCACAAGATGCTCTATGAACCCTGAAGTACCAGGATATGTTGCAATTAAAATTGGAACATCTGATGGTGAATATCCATTGAATTCAAAATACATTATGTTAAAATTAGCGGATAATGCACCAGTAGATGCGTTTCCAGCTGGTTTTAAAGGTTTACCACAATACAATGACGCTGGTTTATATGAAGGCGCTAAATTTGGTAATATTTTATATAAAACAAAATATAACAATGCTGGTGATGTTGAAACCTATACTGCAGATGGTGTTGCTAGGATTGAATCTGGTGACAAAGTTAGAAAAGTAATGTTAGGTGTTTCTTCAGAGGCTGGATTTGATAGTGATTTATTGAAATACAAAGGAGCTTCAGGTGACGCTCAAACTTTTGGTTTCCATTTATCTTATAATGCAGCACATATTACAGGTGCAACATCTTTAACAGTTGACTCTAAAGGAGTTAGTGTGTTAGATATACCTAATATTTCAGGAAATACAGTTGGTTTTGCGTATTCAACAACACCATACGACTTAGAGGGTCAAGGTGGTGTTGATAATAAATTAACAAACATTAACTATAGAAAATTCACAACATTAGTGTTTGGAGGTAGAGATGGATGGGATATATACAGACAAAACAGAACTAATAGTGATGAGTATATTTTTGGAAAGAAAACGTATGTTTCAGGTAATACTGTAACCAGTAACGGCGTTTTCCATGTTACAAATGGTAACTCAGATTATTACGCTTATTTACAAGGTATTGAGACTTATGCAAATCCGGAAGCAATTGATATCAATGTTTTCGCAACACCAGGTATTAACTTCTTCCAACATAGTTCATTGGTAAATCAAGCGATTGATATGATTGAGACAGAAAGAGCGGATTCGTTATATATTATGAACTCGCCTGGTCCTGTTGATGTAACAGATTCAGTAAGTTTAACAAACGAATTAGATTTAGCATCTATCGATTCTAACTATTCTGCGACCTATTGGCCTTGGATTCAAGTTAGAGATACTGATAATGCAACACAAATTTACCTTCCACCAACAGGTGAAGTGTTAAGAAACATTGCATTAACTGATAACGTATCTTACCCGTGGTTCGCGGTAGCGGGTTATTCTAGAGGTTTAGTAACATCTATAAAGGCGGCTAAAAAGCTTACTTTAGACGAAAGAGACACTTTATATAAAAATAGAGTAAATCCTATTGCTACATTCTCAGACACTGGTACCATCATATGGGGTAACAAAACGTTACAAGTTAGAGAATCAGCATTAGATAGAATTAACGTAAGAAGGTTATTATTAAGAGCTAGAAAGTTAATTTCGGCTGTTTCGGTAAGATTACTTTTCGAACAAAATGATGAACAGGTTAGAAATGAATTCTTAAAATTAGTGAATCCAATATTAGATTCAATTAAGAAAGAAAGAGGTTTATATGATTTCCGTGTAACGGTATCTAACGACCCTGCTGACATTGATGCAAATACATTAAGAGGTAAAATCTACATAAAACCAACTAGAAGTTTGGAATACATAGATTTAGAATTTGTAATTACACCAACAGGAGCTTCATTTGAGAATATTTAATCGAAATTGATTAGTGAGAAAGGGGGTTGAAAAACCTCCTTTTTTATTGCACACGTTCCACATGGAACCTAGATATTATGTTAAATGAACATAACTTAAAGAGAATTATAAAGATATACCCAGTATACTGGAACCTATATTCTGGTTCTATTATTTATTAATTTTTATTGAAATTTATATAAGAAAGATAAAGATAATTTATTTATACTGGTACTTATATACTGGAATAGTAAAAAACTACGAAAAATAAAACGAAAAATCAAGTTTTTGCTATAATTAATTTAAAAAAAAATATTTTCTAATACTGGTATATTTATAAGAAAGTAAATAATACTAAAAACTTAACAAATACAATATGGCCGATTTATTAATGAAAATGCCGACTCCGTACGAACCAAAAAGAGTCAACCGATTTATCGTCAGATTTCCATCAACCTTGGGTATCAACGAATGGTATGTATCTTCCGCAAGTAGACCTAACGCAAAAATCAAATCAGTAGAAATACCTTTTTTGAACACAAAAACTTACGTAGCAGGTCAATTTGAGTGGAATGAAATTAAAGTGAAATTTAGAGACCCAATTGGTCCTTCAGCTGCACAAGCATTAATGGAATGGTTCCGTCTTCATGCAGAATCAGTAACTGGTCGTATGGGATACGCAGCAGGTTATAAAAAAGACATTGAATTAGAAATGTTAGACCCAACAGGAGTTGTTGTTGAAAAATGGCTGCTTGAAGGATGTTTCATGACTGATTTAAACTTTGGTGAATTAGATTATTCTAGAGATGATTTAGCTAACATCGATTGTTCTTTGAGAATGGATAGATGTATTCTAATCTACTAATATTACAAATTTTCATATTCTAAAACCGGTACTATTAACAAATGGTATCGGTTTTTTATTTTATAAACTTTACTTTAATCTACTTATTAAGTAAATTAGAGTTATGAGTGATTTCAGATTAGACCCAACTATAGCGTATGATGTAATTCCCTTACCAAGTCAGGGGATATACTATCCAAATAAAAAGAAAAATATCAAAATTGCATTTTTAACTGCATCAGATGAAAATATTTTATCATCTCCAAGTTTGATTGCTAATAATCTTGTGGTGGATGAATTATTAAAAAGAAAGGTTTTAGATAAGGATATCAATGTTGAAGATATTG